AAGGGTATCACCGCGACAAGACGATCAAGCTTCAGCAATTCAAAGACGCTGTGATGATGGCGATTAAGCACCCATTCGTTGCGGTCCCATGTGTTTTTGTCGAAGGCGTCCTGGCTGGGTACGCTATCGTCAATTACAACGCGGACTTTCAGGAAGAGCGTGAAGGGGACTTATACCAGATTTATTTGGACCCACAGTTCCGCGGCACGGCGGCGTCTCGATATTTGTCCTGTGCTGTCACAGAACAATTCGACGCATGGGGTTGTGTTGATAGTCACGTCTGGGCTGCACCTGGTTTTGATGACAATAAAAAGGCTCTGGCTATATTTCGCAACTTATGGTCAAAATATGGATACGAAGTTTCGGGCATTATCATGACCAGGAAAGGCAAATAGCATGGGCGGCGGTCTGATAGGTGGATTACTCGGTGGAATTTTAGGGGGCGCTGCACCAAAGCAATCAGCCGCGCCGCAAGTCATTCAACAGCCGGAACCGGTTAAAGATGTAAAATCGGCCACGCAAATCGCAAACGAGGAAGAGGAAGATCGCCGCAAGCGTCTCTTGGCTCTCAATGCGAATGGCGGAAACGGCCAACTCACAGCCGCAGGCGGCGATAGTTCTATGGCCCCTGTATCTCGAAAAACGCTCTTGGGACAATGATCGGTCGACCTTACACACATAAGGCTTCGGCCCAACAATTGAAACCCGTTGCGGGGAAGGACAAAGATGGCCGACGTTCCGAAAATACTCGAAGAGAACCAAAGGCTGACAAACGAAAAGACGACGTGGAATAATCATTGGCAGTTGACCCATGAATATTTCCTTCAACGTAAGGCGGACTTTACCGTCTACCGCGAAGACGGCGCTTTCCTTAATTCAGATATTTGGACGTCCGTTCCTGCCAAAGCTGCAGAGATGTGTTCATCCGCTTTGCTGGGCCTTGTGTGGCCTGACAGCCAATCCTTCGCCCTTGAACCATTCGGTGATCTTGAGAATGATGACGACTGCAAAGAGTGGTTTGACAAGATCGTCACCAAGAGAATGCAAGCCGACCTGGACGATCCAGAGGCGGGCCTAGCCCTAGCCCTTGATGAATTCATGCTGGACTTTGTTGTGTCCGGCACTCCCGCCATTCAGCACGAAGAAGGGGATAATTCCCTTTATCGCTTTGACGCTAAGAACGTCAAACAATTTGCCATTGATGAAGGTCCGAATGGCTTTGTGGACACTTTCCATGAAATCACCACCTACACAATCCGCCAGGCTGTCCGTAAGTTTGGGGAAACAAACCTCTCTAAAGTTTCCCAGGATGCCTGGAAAAACAAACAATACGACCACAAGGTCGAAGTGCTTCATGTCATTGCACCGCGTGAAGTTGATCCTTCCAAGGGTCGTGGGGCGGCCAACATGCCATGGTCATCCATTTACATTGAGAGAGACCAAAAACACCAGATTAAGGAAAGTGGCTATAACGAATTGCCGGTCTATGTGGTCCGGTATTCCAAGCGTATTGGGGAAAAGTATGGCCGTTCCCCTGCCATGCGCTCATTGCCTGACGTGATGGAATTAAACGCCCTTTGGGAGATTGTCACCCTGGGCCTCGAAAAGAACTTTAATCCGCCATTGGCAGTTTATGATGACGGCACATTCGGCGCGGGCGTAATTGATAGCAGCGCCGGCGCGATTAACGTCATGAACATTTCAGGCAAGCTGGGCATTTCAAACCCTATCCAGCCCCTCTTTACAGTAGGCCAATTCTCTGACGTGGCCGTTTTGATCGAGCGCCTTGAAGACACAATCGGCGATCACTTCATGATTGACATTCTTCTGGACCTCAACAACGACAAGGAAATGACGGCCCGCGAATACATGGGACGTCAGGCTATACGCCAGAAGGCTTCCCGTTCCGTCATCACCCGATTGTTGACAGAACTCTTCAACCGTCTTTTGGAACGTGCTTTCAATATGGGCCTTCGTAAGGGTCGATATGGTTACGCCCCGAATTCCCCAGAATTGGCGGCGTGGTACGCTGCAAACCCTGGCAAAGAACCCACCATGATCCCTGACAAGATTGTGGAAATGCAGGGTTCTAAAGACCGTGTTTATCGCATTCGATACATGACACCAGCCGCGCGCGAACAAGACGCAGAGGCGGCCCAGGGCATTATCAACCTCTTCGAATTTGCTGGAACCGTGTCCGAAGTTGATAGAACGGTTTGGGATGAAATCAACGTGCCGCGGTCGGTACAGAACCTTTCCCGTATTTGGGCCGTTCCTGTTGATTGTTTGAACACAGCAAACGAGAAGAAGGCTTTGAAAGCCGCAGCAGCCCAACAGAACAAAGAGACCGCAGATATTAGCAAGGCTGGTGCTGTCGCCTCTATTGCAAAAGATGCCGCAATGGCGCAAAATGCCGGTGGATCAGAGCGCCGAATGCTCTGACGATTTTAAGGTGGACCCATGACCGATAGAACCATTCTTCCTTCCGAAAAGCCCGAACTTCGTAAAGAACGTGACGAGGCTCTTAGAAAACAGCATGAAGCTTATATGAACCGCATTCAGGGTGCATGGCGTCGTGTTGGCGAGACCGATGACGGCAAGATCATCATTAAAGACATTTACGACCAATGTCTTGCAAACCAACCCATTCTTGGGGTTATGGGGAATGAGATTAACGAAAAGGCGTGTACCTACCAGGCCATGCGCCTGAATTTCTGGGTACGTCTCCGTAAACTTTTAACCTTCAACATTCTGAAAGAGATCGAATATGAACCTGACCAGATTACTTAGTCTTTTCCCGCTTTTCTTAATGGATGAAGCCACCGATACAAGCGGCGGCAATTCCAGCGCACCAGCAAAAGCGGTGGCTGATACCAATTCAAACGCTACTGCTGCGGCCACTGTATCGACCACAGTGGGCGACGCAGCCAAACAAGCTGCAGATCAATCAAGCGCCTCGGCGTCTGTCCCTGCAACCGTTGGCGCACCAGAGCAAAAAGCCACGTCCGGCGATTTCCGCGAAGGTTGGGGTGATGATCTTAAAAACGACCCGTCCTTGAAGGACTTCAAGGACACACAGTCACTTGCAAAAGCCTTGATCGACACAAAGAAACTGGTGGGGCAGAAGCTTGGTATTCCAGGCCCAGACGCCACGCCGGAAGCGAAAGCTGCTTTCAATGAGGCCATGGGCGTTCCAAAGGAAGGCGCTGGCTATGAATTCAAAGCCCCAGAGGGCATTCCCGATAAAATCCGGGATGCGCTTTACAGCGAGGAACACTCGAAAGAATGGGCAGAATTCTTCCGCGAAAAGGGCGTCCCAAAAGAAGTTGCCAATGCGATCCGGGATAAATTCTTCCAGGAAATGAAGGGCGACCTTGAAGAACTGATGACCGAAGTCGATAAGTCCGATGAGGAATTCGGTAAGATGGCCGCTAAAATCTATGGCGATAATGCCAAGGCAAACGCCGCCATTCAGAACGTCAAGACTGCCATCGAAAAGCATGTCCCGGCTGAATTAAAAGGCCAACTCGATAAGCTGTCCAATAGCGCCTTGCTTATCATTGCGTCCACCATTCGTGGCGAAACGCTTGATTTGTCCGGGGAGGACAAGTCATTGAGTGGCGACCCTGGCGTTCAGGGCAATGACGGCAAAAGCGTTGCTGACCTTCGTGAAGAAGCCCGTACGCTACAAGCCCTCCCTGAATATAACAACCCGCTTGCCAAGGGCAAGAATGCTCATGACAAGCTGGTGGCAGAAGTCAAGTCAATCTATAAGCGCATTGAAGTTCTGGAAGCTGGCAAAAAATAGAATTCTTCCTGTCCCCATGACTTGAAGGAACTGCGTAGGGAAGGGGCCGTGCTGTTTCACGGCCCTTTTTCTATGGAATAACCATCGTAAGGTTGGCGACCTTTCATATCAACCGCTTGACGCGCACGGCAACCATGCGGCAAAATTGCCGTAACTGGTTTTAGCTGGATTACCGGAAACGGCCCGGCCTTCACAAGAGAGCGCCCCTCAACGGATTACGCTGTCCCTGGATAGACCATTCCCATTCAAACATTATTTATGTGAAAGGTGTCATTATGACAGCACAAATCAATAATGCGCTTGTGATCCAGTTCTCCGACCAGGTTCACGTTAAAGCGCAACAAATGAAATCCCGCCTTCGTGATAAGGTGGAAACCAAGATGGTCACAGGCGAAGACTACGCTTATGACGATATTGGCTCATTGGAAGCCATCGAGATCACTTCCCGCCACCAGAAGACCCAAGGCCAAGATATTGCCCACGGTCGTCGTCGTATTCGTATGCGTGAATTCCGCGCCACGATTTACCTCGATAAAAAGGACAAGCTGGAAACACTCATCGACCCACAGAAAAACTATGCTCTGGCGGTCGCCCGTTCCCTGTATCGCAAATTCGACGCTGTAGCGGCCTCCTCTGCATTCGCTGACGTTGCGACCGGTAAGGACTTCTCAACAAACCTGACATTCGCGCAGGACGGCGGTATCGCTGTTGATGCAACGTCCGGTCTGGTTTGGGAAAAACTCCTGGAACTGGAAGAAAACTTTATCGACGGCGACGTCGGTACGGATGAGGTTGAAGACTTCTATATCACCGTCACTGGTGAAGAGAACACCGACCTTAAAGGCGAAACCGAACTGACCTCTGGCGACTTCAACCGCGACTTCGACAGCCGCGACGGTAAGCTTGCCCGTGTCAACGGCTTTGAAGTTGTACGCTTTGCCGCTAACGCAGCACAGCCGATCCTTCAAGTTGCCTCTGCCGAGCGCGCATGTATCGCAGCTTCTAAGCGCGGTATCTGTGTCGGTATCTCTTCCGAACTGACTGTCGAGATCGACAAACGTCCTGACTTGAACGGCGCTATGCAGGTTCAAGCTTCGATGTTCTTGGGTGCGGTTCGTACCGAAGGCAAGTTGGTTCAAAAGGTCCGTACGACCGTTACATAATCAAGGTGCGGGGGCTTCGGCCCCCGTGACCCCTTCACACTTTTGACCTTATGAAAGGATACTAAAATGGGCGTAGTTAATGCTTATGTGGATACGGACACCACAAACAAAAGTCCACGCCAACGTCCCGAAGAAGTAGGTTTCGGCGAATTGAATGTCTTGCTTAAGACATTCGTCGTTGCTGCTGCTGATGACGATGGCTCTATCTACCGCATTGCACCAATCCCAACAAACATGGTTCCGGTTGAAGGCACACTTATGTGTGATGCCATCACCAACGGCACTGACTATGACTTGGGCTTCTATCTTCCTGCCGAACTCGGCGGCGCTGTCCTGAAAAAAGACCTTTTGATGGACGGTCAAACGCTGGCTTCTGCATCGAAGGTTTTGGCGCCATTCAGTAACGTGGCCATCGAGAACTTTGGCAAGACAATTGCCGAACTCTTGGGTGCTGCCGGTGTTACATACAATGGTCAGACCATGAGCAATACGAACTGTCCTCCGTTCGTCGACTTGGCTTTCACAGCCAACACAGTCGGCACAGTGGCCGGTGACGTTACACTTATCGCGAAGTTTGCCGTAAACGGTTAATTCGCGTCACAGGGTTCAGGGGTCGCCTCGTCCACCGGGCCGACCCCTGACGCCATGAAAAGGGGACGCAATGCCAGTACCAAGTTCGAAAACAGCCATAGCGAACCTTGCACTTCGTCACCTCAAAGAAGACCCGGTGACGTCAATCGACCCGCCGGACAAAGATAGCAAGGCCGCACAAGCCGCCGCCGCTTGGTATGACCAGGCGCGCCAAGATACCCTTGAAGCCCATCCTTGGAAATTTGCCTCAAAACGTCGGAAACTGGTTGAAGCCCAGACCACACCGCTATTCGAGTGGGCGCACCAGTACGAACTTCCGCCGGATTATATCCGCCTCAATTACATTGGAACAAGCTGGTCCGACCCCATCGAGGAATACGATCTTGAGGACGGCTATATCCTATGTAACGAACCGGGTCCGTTGTGTTTGTCTTATGTCTATAACCTGACAGATGCTACCAAGTTTTCGCCAAAATTCCGCACGTCCATGTCCTACCGCATGGCGGCATTCATGGCTTATGAGATCACAGGCAACGCCCAACTTGTCGGGGCCATGGAAGGGCAATTCATGAATTCCCTGACCGGTGCGACGGCTGTGTCCGGTCAGAACCGCAAGACACGACGCATTGAACATTCTGCCCTGAAAGCTGCCCGTCAACAAATGGGCGGCCAATATCGTAACTGGCGAAGCTGGGGCGATAATTAATGTCGCGCGTCACCGTTGCCCAACAGAACTTTTCCGGCGGTGAATTATCACAATCCTTGGCAGGGCGCTTTGACCTGGGCGTTTATTACAATGGCGCGTCCTGGCTGCAGAACTTCATTGCCACTGTGCAGGGCATGGCCCGCTTTCGGTCTGGAACCAAGTTTGTCTGGAATACCCGTGACAATGCGGAAGCGTTCCTCGTCCCCTTTGAGTACAACACCGAGCAAGCTTATATTCTGGAATTCACCAACCTTAGAATGCGGATCATTAAGGACGGTGGCCTTGTAACAGAAGCGGGTGTGGCGATCACAGCGATCACAAACGCCATGCCGGCTGTCGTGACGGCTGTGGCTCATGGGTACAGCAACGGCGACCGCGTCATCATTTCAGGCGTCACAGGTATGCTGGAAGCGAACAACCGCGAATATATCGTCGCCAATGTCACCACAGACACATTCGAACTGCAGGGGATAAACTCTACTGGCTGGGGCGTATATCTGGCCGGTGGGACGACTGCGCGCATTGTTGAGGTGGTAACACCCTACACAACGGCGGACCTCTTGAAGATCGACTACGCCCAAACAAACGATACCATGTATATCGCACACCCAGGATATGCGCCTCAAAAGTTGACAAGAACCAGCCATACAGCTTGGACACTGGGAACATATTCAAGAACCGGCGATCCTTTTGGCGCTGGACCGCCTTTAAACTGGCCGAGCAAGGTCACGTTCTTTGAAAAGAGACTTATCTTTGCCGCCTCTGACGCAAACCCGCAAACGCTTTGGGGGTCGAAGGGTGGCGAGTACGACAACTTCACAACGGGAACGGGTGCAGATGATGCGTTTGTCTATAAAATCTCTTCGGGTCAAGCGAACCGAATTCGCTGGATTGCGGCAACGGAAGACTTCCTTGCGATTGGCACGGCTGGCGCTGAATTCAAGGCCGAAGGTGGCGGGAATGACCCGATCACGCCGACAAATATTTCGATCAAGCCGCCGTCCTATTACGGTTCCGCGGACGTTAAACCAATCCGCCTTGACAGCCATATCCTCTATATCACGCGCGACAAGCTGACTTCCCGCACGTTTGAATTTGACGCCATCCAGGATGGCTTCACCTCAATCAACCGGAACTTGACGGCCGACACAATCTTGCAAGGCTATTATGGCCGCCTTTCCGGCGTGAAACAAATCGCCTTCCAATCTGGTAGCCCGTCAATTAACTGGATGGTCAGAAACGATGGCGCTCTGGTCGGCCTGACCTTTGAGCCGCGCGAACAAGTGAATGGCTGGCACAGACACACGGCTGGCGGCCATTATGATGATGGCAAACTTGGCAAACCAGAATACGGAAGCGTGGCTTCAATCCCCCAAGAGACCGGGCCGGATCAAGTCTATATGACTGTTCGCCGCACAATTGACGGCGAAGTCGTGCGTTATGTCGAATACTTCTCCGACCAGCCCAACATTCCACGGTTCAATGATTACTTCACCGGCGACAAAGAACTTGATACCGACACTTATTTGCAAGACCTTTGGGAAGCCCAGAAGCGCCTATGGTTCGTTGATAGTGGCCTGTCCCTTGACGGTACAGTGAACTTTGGCTTGATCCTGGACGACACAGAAGGAAACGAAGTCGACGTTACGGCTGGCGGTAGCGTTTTCTCTGCGACCGACGTGGGGCGTGAAATCTGGGGCAAGGAAGGCGGTCGGGCAGAGATCATCGAATACACCTCGGCCACCGCCGTCACGGTTAAAATCAAGAAAGCCTTCAAAGATACCGACATTGTGTCCGGCAACTGGTATTTGACCTTTAGCGTTATTCGAGGCCTTGAACACCTGGAAGGCGAAATGATTGTCGCCCTGGTAGATGGTGGCGTGGTTGAAGACCTTATGGTCGAAGACGGCATGATCGAACTGGAAAACCAGGCGTCTTATGTCATTGTTGGCCTTCAATATATTGGGATTTATCAGTCCATGGACGTCGAGGGTGGCGGCGATAATGGGCCAGGCGTCACTAAATCCAAGTCCGTTTCCCAGGTTGGCGTTCGCTTCCTGAATACTTTGGGCTGCCTTATCGGCACAGACCTTTACAAGCTTGACCGTATCACCTTCCGCACGACCGCTGATTTGACCAGCCGTCCGCCGCCATTGTTTACAGGCGTGAAAGTAAAAGGTGTTCGGGATAGCTGGCAGAACGAAAAATATATATACTGTGTCCAAGACAAGCCGCTGCCATGCAATATTCAATTGCTGGCGCCAAGGATGCAAACGAACGACGGATAAAACATGAAACTGGTGGACTTCCAATTCGAACACCTTGATTTGTTCGACTGGCGACAAGATGAATTTGATTATTACAATGCGGACAGCGACTTCACAAAGACGCTGTTGAATGCTGAAAAAACAGGGGAATGCTACACGGCCATGCACGACGGACGTATATTAGCAATCGGTGGTATTGTCCGCAGGACAAAGAAAACAGGGTTTGCATTCACCCTGTTGTCTCAACATGCCGACCTGTACCCGATCACCCTTGCCAGACTTGGCAAGCGTATGTTCCACCGCATGATGGAAGATATGGGCTATCACCGCATTACGACTTACAATCTGGTGGGCGCGAAGCTTCATCATAACTGGTGCGAGTGGTTGGGCTTCAAGCGTGAAGGGGTTGTCCCAATGTTTGACGATACCGGGCGAGATTACGTCCAATATGGGATGGTGAAGAATGGGTCTTGATCCGGTTTCGATGTTTGTCATTTCCGCAGCGACACAAGTCGCAAGCGGATTTATGCAATATAAAGAACAAAAAAAGGCCGATAAAGCCGAAAAACGCGCGTACGAAGAAAGTCTATCAATCGCCGCGGAACAATCAGCCCTTGATAAAGCGGATGCTGACCGTGCCGCACAGCTTGAAATTGATGAGGCGGAAAAGACCCGCAAAATCCAGAAGATGCAATACCTAAAATCCGGCGTGGATTTGGTGGGATCGCCGCTTTTGGTCATGGAAGAAACGCGCCGCAAGGGCGAAGAAAACGCCAAGAATATCCGCGACAGCCAGTCCGCACGATCCAATCTTTACATGCGCTCTGCCGCGGCGAATAAGCCTGTTTCCCGTGCGTCACTCACTTCAACGATTGCAGAAGTCGGCGCTGGTGTTGCAGGGTCTTACAACGATATGTCACTCTTGAAGAAACAACTGGCTTAACATGGGACAAATTCCAGAATTCACCAGGACCGTTTTACCCCAAACAGCCCAATATGGCTTGATTGATGTTGCCAGGACTGAAGGTCGGGCGAAGGCTGCACAGTTTGAACAGAACGCGCAGAACATTTCAAACACCCGACAATATAGCAAACAGACCGAAAGCACCCTTAACCAGATGCGCCTTCGGGAAGCCGAGGCTTCCAATCTGACATGGGTGAATGAAAACGTCATTCAGTACAAACGGGATATTACGGACCGCCTGGAACCGGCGCGCCAAGAGCGTAGCGGCAACCCTGGGAATTTCAAAAAGGACTTCGACAAACAGCTTGACGACCTTTCCCGCGACTATATCAAGGCTGCCCCATCGGAAGCGGCCAGACAGGCTGCGCGCGACAGCATGTCCAGAATTCGGGCGTCATACTATGACGACAATGACCAATGGGAGAGAACCCGTAAGGTCTCTATGTTTGGCGAAAGCCTTGAACGGTCCGCAGATAACCTGGGCGTTTTGGCATATCGTGCCGGTCAGGATGGAAAGCCGCTTGAAGAAACTGAAATCTTGAACGACGTCGACGCTTCTGTCGTTGCCGGGTCCACCTTTGTCGCTGCCGATAAGCTTGGCGGGACAAAGAACACGATGACCAAGACCGTTGTTTCCAATTACATGCAAGGTCTTTTCGACAGCAATCCGGCCAAAGCCAAGGAACTGTTGAACTCCCGGAAGTACGATAGCATTCTAGGCGCGGAACAAATTCAACGCTTCGACAGTCAGATCAAAGCACAAGAACGGGTTGAAGTAGGTGACGAGGTTTCGGACATTGAGCAAGCCGCGAAGCTTGGGATCACCGTACCGCAAGAAAAAATATCCTCGGTTATCGGTAAATTAGAAGGCGCTGGTATGGCCGAACAAGCGTCAAGATTGCGCGAATTTGGCGAGGTCCAAGAAAGCGTTGTGGCCTTTGCCCAGAAGCCATTGACCGAACAACAAACAGAATTAAAGACCATGCGCGCTGGTATCGAGGGCGGTGATCTTTCGAACGTCAATAAATATGCTGCCATGACGGACGTCCTCAACACCAAACAAGAGGCCATCCAAAAAGACCCTTGGTCGTTCTATGCTGCGCGCGACGTGGTGGACGATCCAGAGCCGCTTGATTTTTCACAGCCAGCCGTTCTGGGGCAGGAAATGGAAAAGCGCCGTATCTCGGTGCAACAGGTCAAAGACCTCGATGGAATTACCATGCCGCTGTTTACGGGGCAGGAAATCGACAATCTCAAAAAGGTTTACGAAACCGCCAAGCCGGACGAGATTTCATCCCTTATGGCGACTATGGGCAATGCCATGAAGCCCGCAGAGCAAGCCTCTCTAGCACAAGCTATGGCGCCGAAATCGGCTGAATTGGCCGTGGCGATTGCCGTGGCCGATCCTGCTATCGGTGAAAAAATCATAATCGGTTCACAGATTGACGGCCTGGTGAAAAAGACCGACGTCCAATCAGCGGTCCTGGATAAGCTGCAGGACGTTGTAACCGACCCGGTTCGCCTGGATAAAATCCAAACAGCCGTTTATTCATATTACAAAACTCTGCAATTCCAGAGCAAGGACACTTCGGTCGAAGTAAACGACGATTATGTCGATCAGGCTATCACAGACATTATGGGGCCAATGGTTGAGGTCGACAGCCCTGGCGTTTTCAGCGGGTCATCGAAAGTGCTGTCGTACAAGGACACCATGACGGGATCGTATGTCGACCCAGAAACCCTGCAAGATACCCTTTCATCACTGAATAATGACCGGATCAAATCATTAAACAGTGGAAAACTTCCCGTCGGCACGTCCGGCGCGCAATTCACCGCCAAGGACATTTATCGTACAGGCCGTTTCGTATCAGACGGTGATGGCATGTATGCCGTGATTGATGAACTTGGCGAACCCATCGGAAATGAGGATGGCTCTATTTTCCGCATTGATGCCCGAAAACTGGCAGATTTGTTGAAGGTGGGTAAATGAGTTTTTCAGGCTTCCTTGACGGACAAGCTGGTGTTGGGCGCGACCTTTCGGTCGGTCCTGCAACAGGCTTGGGTGAAACCGTTGGGGCGGCTTTTGATTTTACTTGGAAGACACAAACCACAGCCGCGGCCATTCAATATCAGGGCGCACCGTTGAACCAACGGAACGACATGATTAAGCAAAAATTCGGGGATGATATTTTCGGGATCACGAAGGTCCGCGACAAATACCCCAACCCAAGCGCCGAGGGCCGTCTTGCCATGCTCAATGAGGCGAACACGCTGATTGATGACTGGATAGCCAAAGGCCGCCAGGAAGCACCGGATAAATACACAGGGATCAAAACGACCAAGGAAATTAAAGACGAGGCCCGAAAAACCGTTGGCCTGTCTGAAAACCACTTGAACGAAATAATGGTCCGCAACCCTTCCAGCGTGTCC